CGGAACCTGCTGGCTTAACTTCTAATTCAATAGATGATATAGCAGTTTGAATTTTACTTGGTAATGCATCAATTGAAGCGTTAAGTTTTCTAAGAGTTTTATCAGTACCGCTGCTTGATGATTTAGATTCAGATTTACCAAACACTTTATCTTTAATTGCTCCTACGACACCACCGCCACCAGTATCAGCTGGCTCTGCAAGTATATCTCTAATGTCTTCAACTGCTCTGGCCAATGCACGGTAATTACTTCTATCAGACGATAGGCTATTTGCACTATCAAATAAATTACCAAATGTAATTGCTTTATCAACATCTATTTTATTGATAGAGTCAGCTATTTTAGATATACCATCTGCCGCTTTATCCAATTGTCCTTTTTCTGCAACATCACCTAATGTTACAATAAATGAAGTAAAGTCTTCTAACTCTTCAGAGATATATGGATTAGATTCATATAAGTCACTGAATGCAGTTCCTATAGAAGTTAATAATTTACCTACAGATGCAGCAACTGCTTCTGGTTGAAAGTCTCCGCTAAATGCTTTAAGACCTGCAGCAATATCCGTTAGTGCTTGGCCTGCACCATCAACAGCCTCAATACCTTTTTGTATTTTATTTTCATCCCATTTAATTAAACCAAAGAAAGCCGAATCACTCTCTTCATTATCAGATCCACCAATACTAGCAAATGCATCACCAACTAAACCTAAAGTTAATTTAATCTTTTGGGCTACTCCTTCAGGATCTTCAATACCAGAGAATGTAGATAAGGCATCTGCAATATTTTTAAGCTCGGCACCAGCACCTTTAACCGATTTAACACCTTCTTGTACTTTATTCTTTTTAATTTTAAATAAAGAATTCCAAAAACCTCCAGCCTGTACATTACCTTCTTCAGCCACAGCAGAAAATGCTTCTTGTACAAAACCAACTGATTTAGATATGGCTTTACCTACTTTATCAAAATCAACATTCTTTTCTACTAATTTTTGGAATGTAGTTAAACCGTTTGCAATATCATTTAATGATTTACCTGCACCTTTAACAGAATCTAAACCTTCTTTAACTTTATTCTTTTTAATTCCAAATAAACTGTTAAAGAAACCACCAGCCTCTACATTTCCTTCTTCAGCCACAGCTGCAAACGCTCTTTGAATGAATCCTACTGTTAATTCTATTTGTTTTCCAATATAATCAAAATCAACATCAGCTTCTACTAATTTAGAGAATGCAGTTAAACCTTCAGCAATACTTGTTAATGCCTTTCCTGCACCCATCACAGAATCAATACCTTTTTTAGTGGCATTAGGACTAAATGCATTCCCAAACACTGCACCAAATAATCCTGTTGGGGTAGCAGCTTCTCCACCTGCTTGCGCAAATGCAGTTGTTATACCAGATAGAACCCCAGTTAATCTTAAACTGTCTTCATTAGTCCAATCTAATTTTTGATAATCTTTTAAACCTACGGATAATTTTGAAAGAGCAACACCAGCGGCAGCAAAACCTGCGGCAGCAGCAATCATCTTAACTGAATCAACGGCTCCACTTATTGCACCACCAATACTCTTAAAGAATCCAGAAACTCCACCTTCATTAGGAGGACCTATAAATGCAGTCTTAACACCTGCTAACATTGTAGCTAATTTAAGAGAATCGTCTTCGGTAAAATTAACTTTCTTAATGGCTTCTAAACCTGGCGCCAAGACCAATAAAGCACCTCCAACGGCCGCATACATTACAGGACCTAATAATATTGCTCCGGCTGTTAATGTCACCAGTGCGCCGGCAGCTGCCATAACTAAACCTATTCCAGTTAATAATGCCATTTGTACACCTACATCTTCCATTGTGATTCCTTCGACTGCTTTGGCAAAAGGATTATATCCAATTCCAAAAACTAATAAACCTAAACCTATTGTAGCAAAACTTAAGGCACCTTGTAATATTTGACTGAATACTAAACCAGCCAATGCAAACACTATTCCCATTCCGCCTAAGATTAAAAATTGTAATCCTATAGCTTCCATAGTAGGAGTAGTTGCAGCTACAGTTAAAGCAAAAACCATATATCCTAAACCGAATACACCTAAAGCTAATCCCATCACAGCTAAAGCACCAGAACCCTTATCCACTTGTTTCTCTACTAATCCTAGTAAAGCAACAGCACCTCCAACTAATACTATTGAGGCAGCCATACCTAAGAATAGTGCCGGTCCGCCCATCATAATTAAAGCAGTTACTAAAGCAAATACAGCTAAACCACCAGAAAATTTAAGAAGGGCTGCTCCCATTGATTCTAATGCATTAGCACCACTTTCAATTTTCTTTTCACCCATTCCTAAGATAAGGAATAGCGGCGTTACTAATAAAGTAGTTAAGTATAAAACAGGTATTCCAAGTGCACCAATAATTAGGAGAGGTGTAGCAAGTGCAAGTTTCTTAGCAAAATTAAATATGGCATTACCCATAAAATTTAAATTGTCAATACCTTCAGAAACTTTTTTGTTATCTTGTTCTGCTAATTTAGTAAAAGTTCTTTCAATAAAATCAGTAAACTTATCTACTCCTTTTTTAGGTACAATTGCCCAAAGAAGCATTCCCATGGCAGTTTTCATAGAACTTACTCCTAATGCTTTTAATAGAGTTGCATTACCTTCGGCATTGGCATCACCTCCTCCACCACCTGCAGCCGATTCGTTTTGAGCTCTTAAAACTTTTAGTAATTCCTTTCGGTGAGCACGAGTAAACATAAAGTTGGCTAAGTTTCTACTAGAAAATGTTACTTCATCTCTAGTATTTGCCGCAATCTCTTGGAGTAACATAGTCTGAGTTTTTAACTCATCTATGATAGCCATTTGGCCACCACCATTTGAACCTCCAGTAGATACTGCGATGAGCATATCTAACTTTTCATTAGTTTGCTCAGCAGCTCTCTCTATCTTAGTTAGAGGATCCATTAAATCTTTTAGAGTTATGGCAGCCATTTAGGTTTTATTTTTAAAATTTAGGCATTTTAATAGAAGGCATCTTAGGAGCCTTATATTGGCTCATATTTTTACCTGCCTGTCTCTGAAGACTGCCTACATTATATTTATCCTCTGCATCTCTAGTATTTTGTTGCTCTTGCTTATTACGCTCCTTCAACAAATCATTATAGATTTCTAAGGTATACTCATATTCATAGAAAGGAAGCAAATCCAGCTCAGTAGGCTGGAGATGCAACTTTTCTAATAATAGTACTCTAACTTTATAAAAGTTCAGAAGAGATATCTGGAATAATGAAGAGAGCCTTGATACCGCCGGGAAACGTTAAGGGAACGGTGACCTCCTCACCGCAACTTTTACATGGGAAACCCATTTCAGGTTTAACACCGACCTTCATATCTTCAGCTAATCTATACACAATTGTATATTTTGTAGCATCCCATCCTTGGAATGAAGTAATCTTTGCAAAGATATCCTTTTCGTTCCAACCTCGCCATTCTCTTTGTAAATAAGGTAAGATAGCCAATGTAGATTTATCCCAACCCATATTCTTTTCTTCTCTTTCTCTGATGTAGTCAGTTACAGCTCTCATAACACCGATAGTAGGTGGTGCCATTTTAATTACACCATAATTCTTTGTTGTTACAGAATAACATTTTTCTGCAGGATCATAATATTTTTCAATACTTTCTACTACACTATTAAATTGTAAGTTACTTGTTCTTAATTCAACAGATTCTTGAGCTTTACAAGTACCAGTCTTACAACCTTTTTTACCAACAGGCATCATTAGTGTTTGTTCACCGGTCTTAAATGTCAATTCTCGGATGGCTAAGATTAAATAGATTCTATCTTCTTCCAATACATCTTTGTAAGATCCTCTTTGGTTTCCGTACATTATTTTGGTACAAGATAAAACTAGGTTATTTAATCCATCATCTACTTCTCTTAAGTTGTTTTCATCAACAGTAGAGAATGCTCTAATTTCAGCCACTTTAGCTGGCCTAATATGAATTTCAAAATCATCTCTATAAAATTTTCCTTGAGATGGGAATTGAGTTAAATCTAATGTAGTATATCCTACTAAAGAATTTAACCTTTTTATTTCAGGATCATCTGGGGATGTATGATCCAATTGTCTTCTAACATCTACTTTACCTAAATCTGTTACTACTTCTTTAGGTTCTTCAGTAGCTTGAGTTTCAGTAGCCTCTACAGGAATTCCTTCCTTTTCAGCAAATTCTCTCTTAATATTTTCTTCGTGTTCTTTGTTTGACATAATTACTTAATTTTTGTTAATTGTTTTTCGAGTTTTTGCTCCTCTACTATATGCTCTACTATTAATTGTCTAACATATCTAGAAATAGCTACTGGCTTTACACCATTTTCCATTGATTTTTGTATAATTATTTGATTAAGACTTTCTTCATCACTTGGAGTTAGTAATACTTGTAATTTTTTTGTAAGTCTTTTCTTTTGTGGAATAAGTTCTTGAACAGTTTCATTAAAACCATACTTAGGATTATCCGATTTAAACTTCTTAATCCAATATTCTACTCTTGTCATAATTGTAGATAAGGATTCATCGTGATCAAAGGTTTCTAATACTTCTCGAGTAAATGCCTTAGTTCCAAAATCTCTAACGGCTCTTTTGATATATTTTCCTGTTCCATAGTTATTAGGATTATCATTTACAGAATATCCTACATAGACCATTCTAGTCTTTTTCTGTTGTAGTTTATATATGATCATTTTTATATTATATAATTTATATTATATATTAGAGTGATGACAAAAAAACTGGGAAAATTTTACTAATCCCAGTTTTAAATAGTTTTTATGCTCCTACGTTCTCCTCAACCCAGTGATCACAACGATAAGTCATTGTTAACTCAGCAGGATCTTGAGTTTCATAGTTTAATTCATCTAAGAAGTCAGGCTGACCTGTTGGGAATACATCTTTAAATGTAATCTTTCTGAAGATATCACCTGCTCTGTTGTATTGAACAACAATCATACTTCCTACATAATCTTTTTTCAATCCCATTTCTCCAGTTAATGGATCATAGATTAAGTTATTCCAATTACGGAAAGTATTATAGATGTAGTTTTCGTTAGCTTCATTCAAGTTAAGAGTGAAGTTAAGCGTCAGATCAACAAATGTTTGTCCTGGCATACCTGCATAAGATCTATCAGCAAATTTGTATTTCTGAGCTACTGCATCAATTGATGGGTTCAAGTTATTTAAACCTCCAATTGATTTAACCTGCTCTAAGATTAAACCCGTATCGTCTCCTAGTGGTGAAAATACAGTCACCTCAAATAGGTTAGGCTGAATAGGTTCGTATCTTTGGCTACTGGCCCTTGATTGGGTATAATGTGGTAACGGCATAGTTTACTTTATTTTTTTATATATTCTTCTTTCATTTTCTTCTTATTGGAAGTTTCCTGTACTGATTGCTCCAGTTCTTAAAATAGTTGTTCTTTGTACAAGAATTTCCATTCCTCTTACTGGTTCAATATAAGTATCTAGGATACCTACGTTTTGATCAATAACTTCTGGTGTGTTATTAGTTTCATCCATTATATTTCTATAATCAAATACACCATCATCATTTTGAACAGTCGCTAAGAAATTATCCGCTAATGTTTTTATTTCTAATCTCGTTTGAGCTGTATTGAATTCAAATAAGTAGTTTTTAAGGATTGCTTCAATTCCATCTTGGATGTAAATTACAACCTCTCTAACATTAATTGAACTTAAAGCAGACTTAGGAGTTTGTTGTGCAGTTTTATTTGCAAATATAGTTGGTCCTGTTCCACTTTGGAATACAATCGGATTAATACCTGCTGGCTCTAAGAATTCTCTATCTTCTTGATCAAGATTGATTTCTAATCCTACAACACCATTTCCTCCGATAACTCCACGTCTTACACCTGCCACGATTGACCAAGGTAATGCATTTTCATACTTAAGTATAAAGTTATTAGATACATAAGCAGCTGAAGGTACACTTATATTCTTTCCTAAATCTCTAACAGTTAGGAATGGATAATAATAACCTCCAAATGATCCACCTTGTGTTGTTGCTGGTAACGAGAATCTAACAGTAGGATTCAATGCAAGATCTCCACCTTCTGCGATGAACTTTGATGATAAACCACCAGTTGCATCAGTAAAGCTTGGATCTGTATTTTTCTTAAAGTCTTTAGCCGATGGAGCATTAACAATTGCGAATGCATTCTTTCTCGTCTGACAAAGATTTGTATAAATTGCTTTACAGTTTGCCTCGATTCCATTTCCGTATGTATCTACTACATATCTGAAGTTAATTGTTTCTCTATCAGTTAAAGCCTTAAATAAATTAGTTCCTCCTAATATTGGACTTAAACACTTATTCTGTCTAGAATTAGTTCCATCAGGTACATGTTTAGTTGCATCTAAATTAAATCCTGGTAATAAGAAGATGTTAAGATAATCAATCCATGCGTCTATTGGGTAATATACCTCTACAGTTTTTGTAGCACCTTGAGATGTTACACTTATTTCAGATTGTGCAGTCACCTTAATTGCCGTTGTACCTGGAGGAATAATTGAATACTCAGATGGAGTTAAACCACCTTCAACAACATTTATTCTTGTTAACCTTGAATAAGGTACTGAAGCAGAACCTTCAGAGTGTACCAAATAGTTTCCTACTTTAATATCAGCAGCTTCTGGTGAAGTTGTTGCAATAAGTATTTCATTTGGCTTAAGCGTTGGTTCATTAACTGAATCTCCAATAATATCTACAGTAAGGTTAAGAGCACCTTTTAATGTTTGTACACCTAATGTATTTAATGGTACTAATGTAGTTCCATCAGACTTAAGGAATTGTCCTGCACCATCCAAAGTAAATTGGCTATGTGGTGTTAAGTTAGTATAACTATCTTCTTGGTAAGGAGTTATTCTTACTGCTGGGATGTAGTATGCAGGGTCAGATATAGCAATTGTTCTTGCTGCTGCCGTTGGTGCAGGAGCAATATGAATAAAGCCATAATCTACTGCATTCATTACTAAATAAGAAGTATATTCAATTCCTCCATCTTTATAAACAGCTTCATCACCATCAGTTAAAGTACCGTTAGCAAACTGAGCATGTAAAGTTGATCCATAAGAACCAATGATACCAGCTGTTGGGTTAGCTAATGGGAATTCATCCGCAACAAAATCAAAGTCAGCTTCATTTAAGTATTGGTATACAGCTCCAGCTCCTGTTGGGAAGTCAGATGCCTGTGTTGAACCTACATCAGATAATAATATAGTTGTAGTACTTCCTACAGTTTGAACAGATGTTACTGGTACATATTCTCCAGTCACAGGATCAAATATAAAGGATCCAACCACAGTTGCAGTATTTGCAGTCATTCCTGAGAATGCATCTACGATAGGATCACCAGCAGCTCCAGTAACCTGAATTTGAATACCACCACCTGTTGGAGAAGAAACAGTTATTGTTTTTCCGTTATTAGTAGCAGAGTTTGCAGTTTCTAAAGTTCTAGCATAAGATAAATCAGAAACAATTGATCCACTGTATG